AGAACATTAAGACCGAGATGAAAGCTGGTAAGCCTAAAAAACAAGCCGTAGCTATCGCCTTAAATGTTGAACGTGATAATGCTAAAGGCGCAAGAAAATCTATGCTTAAAGAAGCGTATGGTCGTTTTATTGGCAGAAAAGAAGATGACTCGCAGGGATGATATTCGTGCTGCAGTAGAAAAGCATGATAAACCTATTCCTAAAACTACAGTAGGTAAAGGTAAGAACTATCTTCCTACCGAACAAGGTGCAGGAATGACGGCTAAGGGTCGGGCAGCATACAACGCAAAGAACGGAAGTAATTTACAAGCACCACAAGCATCAGGTTCAAGACACGATAGTTTCTGTGCTAGGTCTGCTGGGTGGAATGGCGAACGTGGTAAGGCAGCTAGAGCAAGGTGGAAATGCTAATGAAGAATGGACTATACGCTAATATTCACAAAAAACAGGCTAGGATAGCTGCTGGATCAGGTGAAAAGATGAACAAGGTTGGAAGCAAGAACGCTCCAACTGCTAAAGACTTTAAAGAATCTGCTAAGACTGCTAAACCACGCAGACAAATGATTTCAGACGCAATGAAGGATATGTAATGGAAAATCAAAAATTAGCTGCTGCGTTGCGTCAATTTGACCCATCAGGTTCTGATTATGATTACACAACTGCTATTGGGGCAGGAATGCAACCCCAGCAACAAGACGGTGAAAACAAAGGACATTGGGGATCAGTAGCCCCAACACCTATGCAATATCGTATGGACTATAAACTTCCCGAAGATTCTTACATGATGCTTAAAGGCGCAGCACACCCCACATTTCACATGGGCGTAAAAGGGGAAGAAGATAGAGGTTATAAAGTAATGAAGTTTGGTGACCGTTATTTTTCAGTACCAGCAGATTTTAATAAATAAGGATATGTAATGGTTAAGATGATTACCCCAACACCAATGAGCAGAACTTACAAAAAAGAAGATGCAATGCTAAGACCTCACGTTGAATCTACACTAGAAAAGCAACAAAGACTACGCTTAGAACGTAGAGCTGCTATTGCTAATAAACTAGAGGACTTAGACAAAGAAGTAAAATAGTAGTAGAATTAATATATCTTAACTAATACCTTAGAACAGATATGGAATCTACAGTAGAAACAACTAGAAAAAAGACAGGTGGACGTGTTGCAGGTGTCCCTAATAAGTCAACAGCACTCGCTAGAGAGGCGATCGCTAAGTTCGTGGACGGTAACTCACACAAACTACAAGAATGGCTTGATGACATCGCTACGAATGAAAAGCTAGGCCCTAAAGTAGCCTTTGATTGTTTCATGCAAGTAGCTGAGTACCATGTGCCTAAACTAGCTAGAGTTGAACAAGTTGGTGATGCCGAAAAACCTGTTGTTCATGTATTTAAATGGAAGGATTAGTCGAAATTGTCCATGAGTTTGATTACAAAGCTCGTGACGCTTTCCTAGACTTTCATTACCGTAAAGAACGCTGGGCAGTCCTAGTATGTCATAGACGTGCAGGAAAGACCGTAGCAACGATTTGCGACATTATCCGTAGGGCAATCACAGAAAACAAACCAAACGGTAGGTACGCTTATATAGCACCTTTCTACGCTCAGGCTAAAAACATCGCTTGGGACTATCTTTTAAGGTATGCTGAACCTGCTATTGCTAAAGCTAATCAGTCTGAATTGTGGGTAGAATTAATTAATGGGGCTAAGATACGGTTATTTGGTGCTGATAATCCTGATAATCTTAGGGGTTTATACCTAGACGGTGTAGTCTTAGATGAATACGCAGACATGAAGCCTAGAATATGGGGTGAGATTGTACGACCTTTACTGACCGATAGAAACGGTTTAAATGGTTATCAGACATGGGCAGTCTTTATTGGCACACCCAAAGGCCACAATGCTTTCTATGATATTTACAATGAAGCGCAAAAAAGCCCTAATTGGTACACAAAAGTATTGCGAGCAGATCAATCAGGGTTAATACCTAACCATGAGTTAATGGATGCCCAGCAATCAATGTCTGCAAATCAGTATGAACAAGAATTCTTAGTTTCATTCGAGGCCGCCATACTTGGGGCTTTCTATGGTCAACAGATGCGTCAGATTACAGACTTAGGCAGAATTACCAATGTCGAATACGACCCTATGTTTCCTTGTCATACTGCGTGGGATTTAGGGTTTAATGATTCAACATCTATTTGGTGGTTTCAAGTCGTGCATGGTGAGATTAGAGTCCTTGATCATCATTCCTCAAATGGTCAGGCTATCCCATATTACACAGGTTTAATTAAACAAAAAGAAGAAGAATTTGGGTTCTTTTATGGCACTCATTGGCTACCTCATGACGCTAGGGCTAAAACATTGGCAAGTGGTGGTAAGAGCATAATCGAACAAATTGCGACAAAAATTGACATAAAACACCTAAAAATCGTACCAAATCTGTCATTACAGGACGGAATACAAGCAACGAGACTTGCATTAACTCGCACTTGGTTCGATAATAGATGTGAAGAAGGCATAGAATGTTTACGTCAATATCAACGAGAGTGGGATGATGATAAAAAAGTATTTAGAGATCGCCCAAAACATGATTGGACAAGTCACAGCGCAGATGCTTTTCGCTATCTTGCTATCGTATGGAAAGATGAGGACAAGCCTGCGGTTAAAGATGATCGGATTACAGGAATTCATGTCGGTAAAACTGATGTTACGCTCAATGAATTATGGAAAGAAACACCCAAAATAACGGATCGTAGGATATAAATATGGAACATACATACCAAGACTGGTACAACTGCATAGCTCAGTACGAACGTACTTACAAAGATTGGGAAAGTCGTAGCGACAAGATTGTTAAACGGTATCGTGATGACAGTCGCTCAAGAAACAATCCTAATGCTAAGTTTAATATTCTGTGGTCTAACGTACAGACAATCACCCCAGCTATATTTGCTAGACTTCCTAGACCTGATGTAAGCCGTAGGTTTAGAGATAACGATCCAGTAGGTAGGGTAGCCTCAATGATGCTAGAACGTGCGCTTGAGTACGAGATTGAGCATTATGCTGACTATAACTCAGCTATGAAATCATCAGTATTGGATAGATTACTTGGTGGACGTGGTACATCTTGGGTGCGTTATGAACCTCATATTGTCGGTACAGAGGGTGGTGAAGCTGAGGGTGCGCCCGATGATGGCTATCAGATTACTGAAGATACGGACGAGGCTGAGACTGAAGGCGGTATTTATCGTGAAGATCAGGAGCGTATTGAGTACGAATGTGCGCCTGTTGACTATGTAGCTTGGAGAGACTTTGGACATACAATCGCTCGGACTTGGGAAGAAGTAACTGCCGTATGGAGAAAAGTATACTTAGGTCGCCCTGCATTAGTTGAACGCTTTGGTGAAGAATTAGGCGGTAAAGTTCCTTTGGATACTAAGCCTGAGACTACCAAAACATTCAACGAAAAGATGGGTGAAGGCGCAAGTGAAGCCTGTATCTACGAGATATGGGATAAGACAACTGGTGAAGTCATTTGGCTATCGAAGTCAATGGGTAAAATCCTTGACACTAAGCCCGATCCACTTAAACTTGAAAACTTTTGGCCTTGTCCTAAACCTTTATACGCAACAATCACCACAGATTCATTGATACCTGTACCTGATTTTGCTCTGTATCAAGACCAAGCTAGACAGTTAGATACCCTTGCAGACCGTATTGATGGCTTTATTCAAGCTCTTAAAGTGCGTGGTGTATACGATGCCTCAGAGCCTAGCTTACAGCGTCTATTTACTGAAGGTGATAACAACGCATTGCTTCCTATTAAGAATTGGGGAGCATTTGCTGAGAAACAAGGTATGGCTGGTGCTATCAATTTGGTGGATATTCAACCTATTGCCTCAGCTTTACAGTCATCTTACACAGCAATGGATCAAGTCAAGTCCCAAATTTACGAGATTATGGGAATTGCTGACATTCAAAGGGGTCAAACAGACCCTAATGAAACACTTGGCGCACAAATCATTAAGAGTAACAACGCTTCAGGTCGATTAAAGACTATGCAGCATGATGTAGTGAACTTCGCTACTAGCTTATTGTCAATTAAAGCGCAGATTATCTGTAATCACTTTACTGATGACACGATTATCAAGATTTCAGGTGCAATGCAGTTATCGCCTCAAGATCAAATGTTAATCCCACAGGCTTTAGAGCTATTAAAAAACGAACCTGCTAAAAATTTCCGTATTGAGGTCACATCTGACTCAATGATTTATCAGGATGAGCAACAGGAAAAACAAAACAGGGTAGAGTTTTTAAGTGCTGTCAGTTCATTTATGCAAACTGCCCTACCAACCGCAATGCAAGCTCCTGAATTAACACCGTTACTCATGGAAATGCTCAAGTTTGGTGTAACAGCGTTCAAAGCTGGTAAGGGTATGGAAGGTCTGATTGACGAGACTGCCGACAAGTTTAGGGAACAAGCTAAACAAATGGAAGGTCAACCAAAACCGCCATCACCTGAACAACAAAAGATGCAGATGGAAATGCAACTGGCTCAGGCTAAGATGCAGGCTGCTCAACAACAAGCCCAACAAACTGCTCAACTTGAACAACAGAAGATTACGATGCAGATGGAACTTGAGAAAGCTAAACAAGAATATCAGGCACAAGAGAATCAGCTTAAATTCCAGTTGGAAGATCAGCGCAATATGCGTCAAGCCGAGATGGACTTAAAGGTCGCCCAAATGAAGATGATGACAGAGCGCAACACTCAAGTCTTACTGGCTCACATTAACAACGGTGCTAAGATTGAAGTTGCTAGAATTGGTGCGGATGAATCCAACGGTGCAATGGCTTACATGACTGAACAAGATATGGCTGAGTCAATGCAACACCCATTAGCACCCATTGCTCAAGCTATTGAACAAGGTAATCAACAAATGACACAGGCTTTAGGTCAAATTATGACTACAATGAACGAGAATCAGAACAGACCTAAACAGGTATTAAGAGGCGCAGACGGTAAGATTATTGGAGTTCAATAATGGCTATAACCGTAAAGCATAAGTTTGTTAGTGCTATTCCTGATGCTGGCGATCCTACGATTGTCCAGCCGTCTAACTGGAATGATAGCCATGATCTAGTCGGAACTGTTCCTGTAATTAATGGTGGTACTGGTCAAGCTACTGCAAATGCTGGATTTAATGCTCTTGCTCCCACACAAACAGGTAACTCAGGAAAGTATCTAACAACAGATGGTGTAGACACAAGTTGGTCAGTTAATCCATTAGGAACGGTGACAAGTGTTAGTGGAACTGCACCAGTTAATGTAGCAACAGGAACAACAACACCAGTTATTAGCCTATCTTCTACAGGTTCAGGCAATGTTGTACTAGCTACAGGTGCAACACAAGCAAATCCAACCATTAGTAATTATGAGGACTTCACACCAACTGCTGCACCAAGTTATGTTGAAGGTCGAGTATGGTATGACAGCACAGAAAAGGCTTTGGCGTTCTATAATGATTCTTCTGCATTAGCGGTTCATGTAAGTCAAGACTTAATTGTTAAAGTAATCAACAACACAGGTTCAACAATAGCAAATGGCAGTCCTGTTTATGTTACAGGCACATCAAGTGGTCAAACATATCCAAATGTGGCATTAGCTAAAGCAGATGTAGCAAGCACTTCTTCAGTCATTGGTCTAACAAATGGTGCAATCGCTAACGGTGCAATAGGTTATGTAACAAGTCAAGGCACAATAGATAATGTCAATACAAGTACATTTACAGTAGGTCAAGTCTTATATCTAAGTCCTTACTCTGCTGGTCAGTTAATGAACACTATTCCGCCAACAGGAATAACAGTTCAAGTGGGTGTAGTTACGTTTGTAAACAGTTCAACAGGGCATATCTATGTTAAACAAACAACTCCTTTATCAATTCCTGCATCTATTATTTCAGGAACGCTAGGTGTAGATCATGGTGGCACAGGTGCTACGACATTAACAGGATATGTCAAAGGTAGTGGTACAAGTGCAATGACAGCATCAAGTACAATTCCTACTACAGACTTATCGGGAACAATCACTAACGCACAATTAGCCAATTCAGCGATTACTATTAATGGCACAAGTACAAGTCTAGGTGGTTCAGTTTCAGTCGGTACAGTTACTAGCGTAGCAGCAACAGCAGGCACAGGAATAAGTGTTACTGGTAGCCCAATTACTTCTAGTGGCACATTAACTATTACTAATACAGCACCTGATCAAACGGTAGCTATTGCAAGTGGTACAGGTATTAGTGTTACTGGTACTTACCCTAACTTTACGGTTACTAATACAAGTCCATCGTCAGGTGGTACGGTTACCTCAGTTACAGGAACTGCACCAGTAGTATCTAGTGGTGGCAATACTCCTGCTATTAGTATGCCAGCAGCCACTACTTCAGTAAGTGGTTATCTTACAAGCACAGATTGGAACACATTTAACGGCAAACAAGCAGCAGGAACTTACGTCAACTCAGTATCTGCAACAGCACCCATTACAAGCACAGGTGGAGTTACCCCAACTATCGCTATTCCTGTAGCTACAGGTTCAGCAAATGGATATTTAAGTTCTACCGACTGGACTACTTTTAATAGTAAGGGTAGCGGTAATGGAACTGTTACGTCTGTAGCTGCATTAACTTTAGGAACAACTGGTACTGACTTATCATCTACGGTAGCCACAGGTACAACAACTCCTGTTATTACCTTACAAGTACCTACTGCATCGGCTACTAATCGTGGTGCGTTAAGTTCTACAGACTGGTCTACATTTAACGGTAAAGCACCTGCCGTAACGTATACATCAACTTATGTACCATACGGTCAAGGAACAACAACTCCTGCTTTATCTGCTGACTTTACTTATAATCCTACTTTAAAGAATTTATCAGCACCCCAAGTACGAGCAAGTAACGGTATAGTGATAAATGCTACATCAATTTCTGCTAGTTATTCTATTGCAAGCGGTGATAATGGATTATCTGTAGGCCCTGTTACCGTAGCTTCAGGTCAAACTATTACAGTCGCTAGTGGGTCTCGCTGGGTAGTTCTGTAATGTTTTCTACAGCTTTCCAAGCAAATGCGTTTCAAAATAACGCTTTTCAGATAGCTGGTGGGCCTCCTACACCTACGCAAGTTGGTGGGGATGACGGTTACATTACAAAAGAAGAACTACGCAGAATACAAAGACTTCAGCAAAAGATAGCAGCACGTCAACGTAAACTTGAACAGTCTGCAAAAGACGCTAACGCTTTCCGTAAGGACGCTATACGCAACTTGGTTGAT